ACACCTAATGTCATGCTCAAGAGTCTAGGACGAGGCAGGATCTTCGAGATTCAGGGGGTCAGGCAATACCCCACAGGTAAGGACTTCGAGTTCTGGGAGAGAGTATGAACACACTTAAAGATGTGCGAGTGAACATGAACCTCGACAGTACGCAGCGTCCAGAGGTGATCGGCTTGCTCGACGAGATCAAAACCGATCACCTCGTCTATGCCGTCCGAGGGAGAAAGAAAGAGGACCCGTTATTCGGGAGCCTCGGGAGCATTCTCACGAATACGGTTGAGCTCATGGGGTATAACCTGTTCGCCACCGACAACGATCTCGCATCGTACTTCTTCTACAGCGGTGCCAACAGGCACGGTCCTCACGCTAAGACCCTCGCCATCGAAGGGCTCGCTGAGAGGGTCGCGTTCGAGGGGCTGTGGAGCAGCAACGCCGACGCCATCAACCTGTGGTATCCTGAGACGCTGGTGATGGATGCGCGCATTACTTCCGACAGGACTGAGTTCCTCGAATCGGTCCCGGCGCCCGGCGGCTTGGTCGCCCGCAATGTCATCCTGATGCTAAAGGAAAGGAACTGGCGCGTCGGGGTGGTCAAGGGCTCAGATGGCTACACCAACGTGGAACCCCTGCTCCCTGACGGGACGCCCAAGAACGAGCGCTGGGGCGCGAGGGTCCTAAAAATATTTTGAAAAATGTTGAAAAAAGGCTTGACTTCCGCTCGAAGTATGCTATACTGTAGGCACAAAGCAAGCAAACAAGCAAGATGGTAGCCCACAAATCCAAGCAACTGTCGAACTTGTGCATACTTTGGGAAGCAAGCAAACAAGCAAGATGGTAGCCCACAAATCCAAGCAACTGTCGAACTTTTTGCTTACTTCCCAAAGTAAGCAGGCAACAAGGATGGGCTGTAGCTCAGTTGGTAGAGCAGGTCCGTAACAGGACTTGGTAGGTGGTTCGAATCCACCCAGCCCAGTTTAATCTCGTAAGTTTCAACAAGACCTAAGGTAAACGAGAATGTCATCTCAAACTGCTCGGGCGACCGTCAACACGTTTGCGCTAGCTGTGGCTGCGAAAATGGAGACCTACGTCCAAACCCAGTATAACGTCCCCGACTTCAAGCTCAAGGTGATCCTCTCCTACGGTGAACGGCGCCGAAACAGCCGGGGCGGTACGAGGGGTGGCAAGCCGTATATCAACATCGTATGCAAGCGGTTTGCTACGTCCCTCGACGCAGGTGAGTTAACGGACTTCCACGAATACAATCACATTAGCAACGACCCAGTTATCGGTAACCTGAAGGGGGTCTCGTGGGAGACGGCGCTGACTGCACTGATAGCCCACGAGGTTGCCCATGCGGTGCAGTTCTTCCCACTTACTAAGCGCTCTGCGATGGACATGCTAGGGGTTGATTCGCTCGACGGGCGCAACAGCATCCTCGAAAAGCATAACTGGTTTTGGCAGCGGATCTACGCCGACCTGCGCACCGAGTTCGTAAATGGGGTGGTTAACGCTGCTACTCCGGTTGCCGTTACTCCGAAGCAAGCGCGCCCGCAGCGTACCGTAAACAAGGGCTGGAAGGTCGTAAGCCAGCAAAAAGGCAAAGACCGCTGGTCGTCCTACTACACCACATCCGGTGAGCTTATCGGTATCCTGTGTGTTTGCCCCGGAGGCTACTTCCGCTACCACCCCGAGACGAGGAGCTTTACGAAGCTGAACGTTAAGAACTTTAACGAAGCCCGCAAAATCGAGTTTGGCATTTAATCGGAGACCATGATGAAAAACGACATTAACTTCAACGATCCCAACTGCACTCACACGCTCGCCTCTGGTCTCAGCCACTACAGCAACGAGTTTGGGTTCGAGCATAGTAAGAAATGGGCGTTGGATTGGATCAAGGACGCGATGCCCGCCGAGTACGAGCGACTGAAGAACGCCAAGGATACCTTGTTCAGCAACAGGGGCTTCGTGTGCCGCATGATCAAAAACGGTCTCAAGGTCAGCCCCGAGCAAACGCTGAAGTTGGTTGAGTTCTTCAGGGGCATTAACACCGACCCCAAGCCTGTCGAGAAGGCTGAGGAGCCGCGCAACAAAAAAACCGTTAGCCAAGTCAACCAAATCATCTTCCAGCTCGAGGATGTGGTTGACGCGATCCTATCCGACGGCGAGCCCAGCACGGTGACTGTTCCGGTGGACCCCAAGCAGATCAAGGAAGCGCAAGCGTGGATCGAGAAGGAGGCTATCGAAGCAGCGGAGCAGATCAGCAAGCACCAAGCCATCCTCGCCCAGTTGGAGTCAGTATACGAGCGTTGCGGCGGAATCAAGTCCAAGCTGGTAAAACCTGCCGCCAAGCCCGCAGCCAAGGCGAAGCCTGACCATGCTGACAAGGCGAAGGCTGTGAAGACGATGACCTACCAGAAGGAGGACACCGAGCTCAAGGTGACCAGCCTCAGCCCAGCCAAGCTGGTTGGTGCGAAAAAGGCGTTGCTCTACAACACGAAACACCGTACCGTGTGCGTATACGCTGCAAAGCCGGGTCAGACGCTGTCCGTAAGCGGAAGCAGCATCAGAGGTGCAGACGAATCAAAGAGTTACTCTAAGGTCGTCCGCAAACCTGCCGAGTTTTTTGCGGTCGCGAACAGGATGGCTGCTGCTGAGCTGCTGAACTCGAAACCGAGGAACGTAGGTATGCACGTTTCCGATACGATGCTGATCGTTGAAGTTGCGTAGCAACAACAGCCGGGCAAGGATGCCCCGTAACATTTCCGAGGAATTATTTTCAAAATATTTTCAAAAAAGGCTTGACATCCGCTCGAAGTATGCTATACTGTAGGCACAAAGTAAGCAAACAGGAGCAAGCAAATGTCCAAACAAGTTTCCGAAACCGAAGTCCGCCTCTGCTACTTGCCTAACTCCAAAGTGCAAGTGTTCAAAAGCAACACTCGAAAACTCTCTCGGTTCCAAATCCAAACGCTGCTCGAAATCTCGCTGCATCCCAACTTCGACCACTTCGTAATCGACCGAGACCAAATCTACTCGCCCTGCAACTCCGGCGTTATTTACGCGCATGTCTACGACCGTTTCGGCAAAGCGATCATCACCTATATCGGTAGAACTGATATACACGGGGTGTGCGAATTCGCAGCTCGAAAAGTGCCGTTCCATCCCGAAGTCTACGCCGTGCGCTGCAACCCGTAGGCAAGCAACATCCGGGCAAGGACGCCCCGTCACCCGATACCCATTCTGGAGCACACTATGGATAGATTATCAGTAAAACACTACAAGATTCAAGGAACGTGGTACGACATGCGCCATCGATGCATAGATACTTCCAATAAACGATATGGTGGACGAGGGATCAAGGTTTGCGAACGATGGAATGATACAACTAAGGTTCGAGTTTATACTAAGGGGAGACCCACTTCCGTCGGTTTTTTGAACTTCTTGGAAGATATGGAAGCGACATGGTTCCTTGGAGCAACGATAGATCGAATAGATGGCGATGGCGACTATACTCCTGAGAACTGCCAATGGCTAACTAGAAGTGATAATACCAAAAAAGTTATTCAAACTGATGAAGTGAATGAAATAAGATCGAAGAAACTTTTGGGAAGACGCTTCTCAGAAGATCATAAAAATAAGATTGGTGTAAAAATGAAAGGCAATACTTCTGGAAGGTATAATAAAGGAACTGTGGTGGTTTTTGATACAGTTAATCAGTGTCGCACTCGCGTTCCTAAAGCAGATTACCTCTCTGAAAAAGGCAATCGTTTTTTAAGCACTGCGTCTCGAAAATACAAGGAGATGAATAATGAGCATCCTTAATATCTTAAATGAACTGTCGTCAACTTCAAGTCGCCTTGAGAAAGAAAAAATTCTTAAACGAGAGATCGATAATGAACTTTTGAAACGAATTTTTTATGCTTGTTACTCTCCGGATCTAACCTACTGGATTCAGAAGACCCCGCCCATCATCTACAACCCGCATGTAATGACCTTGTCCGTCGCTCTCGACAGGGTCCTGAACAGGATCGCGACTCGTGAGGTCACCGGCAACGCGGCAATCGAGCTCTACCAAGCACTGCTGTCCTCGCTCCCCGCAGACGATGCCGAAGTGCTACGACGCATCGTTATCCGCGACCTCCGCTGCGGCGTGAACACCCCCACCATAAATAAGATTTGGGCGGGGCTGATCCCCACTTACGAGCTGATGCTGGCTGAGACTGATCCGAAACGACTGGTGTTCCCATGCTACGTCCAGAACAAGTTCGACGGGTTGCGCTGTCTCATCACCCGCACCCAGAACGATGAGATCATCCTGCGTACCCGCAACGGCAACCAAATCACCTCGCTAAGCGTGATGGAACCCTTTCTCAAAGAGGTCATCCACCCCGGAGAGACTTGGGACGGCGAGCTCGTGTGCTATGCGGACGGCAAACCGCTGTCACGCAAGATCAGCAACGGCATCCTGAACAAAGCGATCCGTGGTACTATCTTGCCCACTGAAGCAGAGCTGGTTACCTTCCAATGCTGGGATATTATCGACCAGACTCAGACGATCATCTACATGGAACGTCTGGTGGCGATGCACTACCGTTTTATAGATAATTCCAAATCCAACCCTAAGGTTAACCCGGTAGCCATTACCGAGGCGTGGTCGCTGGAAGAGGTCGAGGCAATGTTCGCCTCGGCGCTGGAAGAGGGCAGGGAAGGTGTGATCGCCAAGAACATCTACTCTGTATGGCAGCCGAAGCGCACCTTCGACCTGGTCAAGTTCAAGGCAGAGAAAACCGTCGATCTGTTGGTCGTGGGTTGGGAGGAAGGCACTGGCAAGAACGCTGGGCGAACGGGTGCGCTGGTGTGTGAGACAAGCGATGGGTTGGTCAGGGTCAACGTCGGCACCGGCTACAGCGATGCGGAACGAATCGCGTTCATGAAGAACAAACCTATTGACAGCATCGTTGAAGTCCTGTACAATGAGCGTATTACCAAGAAGGGCGGCGGTGTAGACAGCCTTTACCTTCCACGCTTCGTCAAGATCAGGCACGACAAGACCCAAGCGAACTCATCGAAAGAGGTGAAGTGATATGCTAATCTTTTTTCGATGTTCAGGAGATAGGTGTTTTCCATAGAAGTGGTTGTTCGCCCCAGTTTCCCTCTCTCTAATCTTTTTTCGGGCTTCTTCTGAATGTGTTCTTCCAAACATACCATTTCTTTCTCCTCTACAGGAATCGCCGAATCTTTCTTTTTTGATCTTCTGACATAATGACCCCCTTCCTTGATTCGCTTAATCTCTTTTTGGCGGTCTCCGACATTGCTTGCCCTTTTTTAGATTTGCTTATTTTTTCCTTATGCTCGGAAGATAAAGGTTCAGTTCGTATTGGAGGAGAAGCCCTATCATTTCGATTTAGCCATTTATCGATATGTTTGATTTTTATTCTTCGAAGAACCTTGATTTCCCATTCTCTGGCTTGTGAGGAATCATTAAAGGTTTGTCTTATTTCAACAACATCGGGTTCGCCGTGTTCTTCGCGTAACTTTTTAACCTGATTAGAAGAGGTGAAATACGAAGTCCATAGATCATCGGGATGACATTTTCGGGCATAACGGACTCCGGTAGTACCATCGATTAAGAGATGACCAACCGGATTAGATAAGTGAATGGGGTATAAATACGGGTAGACATATCGACCTCCAAGACAGGTTGTTGTGTTTAGAAGCCCGATGTCTACGCGAATAGACGCGGGCTTTGCTATTTATAGGAGAAAATAAATGCGTTGCAATTTAATACCAAGTTTTTTCTTAACCGACCAGCACCTCATCGCTGAGAGGCGTGAGTTACGAATGATACCGCCTCTGCTTGAAAAGCGAGTTAAGTCGGGCAAGCAGACTACAGCAGACATCCCAAAGCGATTCTGCCTCGGCGGCGGGCACATGCTATTTTGGCTGGACAAGTTCCAGTACCTCGAATTCCGTTACATGGACCTAACCAGAGAGATGCTTGCCCGAGGATTTAAACCCAACTTGGAGTTCTCGTTAGACGTGTCTCTAGCACATGCGCATGGGTGTTATAACGGCTGGACTCCCGAACCAGAGGACTATGATTTAATCGTTTCCCGACTGAGGGACAAGATAGAACAGAAATTCGACTGGTACAGGTTCTGCGGCGCTCCGATTACTCGCGAATGGTTCGCAGCAACGTATCCTTTACCTTACCGATGAGGTGACTGATGGCAAAAACAAGCACACTCTTCCTTCGCAACGTGACGGCAATTGATCACGCCTTTCTCGATCCCATTAGCGGCATGCCTAAAGGTGGTAGCCTACAGCTCAGCGCACTGGTGACGGGACGAGTTGATCCGCACGAGGCGGTTGTGGTAGATTTCAGCAAGATCAAGAAGTCGATCAAAGCGATCATCGACGATAACGAGCACGGATTCGATCACAAGCTGTGGATCCCCGACACCTATAACACTCACTACCCACAGATCGATATCTACGAAGAGGCGGGTGAGATCGAGATTAGCACTCCCCACTTTAGCACCGTGTGTCCGACCAATGCCGTGCGATTCGTTAACCTCGACGACGTCGCGTGGAGCATACAGCAGCATCTCAAAGCAGAGCTCAGCGTCGTCTATCCGACGGTTGGGATCAAAGTCATGGTCGAGGTCAGCGAGGAGATGTGGATCCCTCCCTCGATGAGCAAGTGCGCTATGTCGTTCCGCTATGTCCACGGACTTAAGAACAGCTCAAGCTGGGGATGTCAGAACATCAACCATGGGCATTTGAGTTGGTTGGCTGTGTGCGACAAGGCAGGAAAGGGGCTGTTTATCCCCACCGAGTTCTACGCCAAGCTCAAGAAAGACTTGAATGATGTCTACTTCGTCTGGGACGAGAACATCTTGGAGAGCAATGACAGAGGAATGAACATCGGTTACAAGTGCGAGCGCGGATACTTCGAGTGTGCCTATGGCTCAAACGCTAACATCAGGGTTATCGACACCGATACGACTGTGGAGAATCTGGCGCAATGGTTCGTGACCAACTACCGAGACGATCTTACGACTGGTGAGCTGAAGCAAGCTGGCGCTCACTCGGTTTACGTGAGTGAAGGTCTTACCAAGGGTGCATTTGCGGAGATATGAGGCTATCATGAGAAACGATTATGAAGTGGCGCTGAGATTCACTAACACTGAGAAAGGATTTGAAGTCACTGTGAATGTGGAGAACAAAGAAACTCGCAAGACGGCTGAGAAGAAAGATACATTCTCTGACATGCCCAAGGACTTTGAGACGCTTATTATGAGCGCAATCGAGGAGTGTGAGAGATGAAGAAAGCTCTACTGGTTTTTGGACCGTCTGAAAAGAACGCTATAGAACAGGCTAAGATGTTCCAAATTCGTCACGAAGATTCGTCAGGAAAGATATGGAGAGTTGTGTCTGAGAAAGACGTCCTCGAACATTTCGTAAAGACCCACAACTATGACGCACTATGCCTATCGGAGTGGTTAGCGCCGATTAAGAATGACGTTATCGTAGATCTTCTGTCCAGGACGGAGAAAGAAGCTCAAAACGACTACGTCGAAGGAATCATCGTATGCGGGCAATTTGCGCTCGACGAAGAAGTGCGAACGGCGTATGTAGATATCCTGACAGAACAAGGATACGAAGTGACGCAACACCCGGTCACTTCGTCCTGGGGATCGTTGCTCACTGAGTGCTTGACTCAAAGGACGTCAATTAAGAGAGCTCTTAATCTCTGGAATCAGTTCACCAAGCAATTCTTTCGCCAGTACTCTCCGCTGGAGGATTCACAACCGAAAGCTGTGGTGGTCTCCCCTGAAATCGCGACTAAGAAGGACACTCCCGGATCGTTCGAGATTGTAGTCATGCTCGAAGCGTTGCAAGCGCGCAGATATTCTATCCTCGTACTCGACGTGACAGACGAAATCGAGGGCACTAAGGAGGCGTTCAAGGCTCTCGGATTTCCTGATGCCAAGGTAATCGGAACCAGATATCCAGGTCCAAAGAAGAGGCTCAGCAGTGTTAAGTTAGACACCTTTTGGACTGCGGTTGCGAATAACTATGATGTCAAGCTCGTAATCGAACATGATGCAGAGACAGTCTCTAAATGGCGAGATATTGGACTGCCGGTAATCTCGCTCACCAACACCTTTGACGTGGAGTATATTGTATGACATTAGACTATCTTCAAGTAGTATCAGAACCGATGACTAAAGAGATTCCTTCGACTTACGAGAATGCGCCGAAGTATTCGTTCAAAACGATCGGCATTGGCTTTTCTCGGGTTGTATACACATGACAAGGTGTGTCTAGCGTTAGAGGTGGCTAAGAAACTAGACATCGCCTACGTAAACGCACTCGTGAGCACTTCTGATGTAATGATGCCCATCCCACCTAGCGATGTCGGGACCTTCGGAGAAAAATTCCAAGTCCAAGAATCCATCCTCGATAACATGGAGTATCTGCTCACAAGGATAACTAGCATGGTTGGGTTCGCTATAGACAGGACTCCGATTGATATCTTAGCTCAACTCCTCACGAGCATCGATAGCACGACAAACAGCATATTCGACTCGCGCGGACAGAAATTCATCGATCGCTGCATTGCCCTCACTGCCAAGCACTTCTCCCGCTTGGTGATCGTACCCGCCAATGCGCCTGATCTGAGGGAAAACGTCTTTTCGTCGGGTAAGACATACAACAGTATGATCTATTGCGAAAGCCTCACCAATATGATTATTGGCACATACTACCGCTATATCGAGAGGCTCCAAGAATCACGTGAAAAGACACTCATAGTCATTCCCGATAGGTTGACCAACCAAAAGGAACGAGTCGAATTCGTTCTTGCCTGTCTTAGAGCGTTGCCAATATGACCATATTCGTGTCCGTATGTTTGACAATCGTGTCTGTTGTCTTGTTGGAGGCTTCGGTTACTGCCCTTCTTCAGTTACGAAAGAGCACCAATCGAACGATTTCTTCTCCCCGTGATAAGCAATAGCGAGATGTTCTTGAATTAGCAGTTCAGCGATGTTGCGGTCATCGAAGTAGACTTCCGCGAGAATACGCCCACCATACTTGTCCCAAGTTAGATTCTTCAGGGTGACGTTTTTAGTCATCTTGAGTTGTTCCTGAACAAAGGCTTTAGCTAGATTGGCTCGAGCCTTTTCATTTGGACATTTGGAACGTTTCTCAGGAGTATCGACTCCCATAACGCGGATAGACACGTTGCGCAATGGATCAGGTAAGCCTGCGATTTCTGCTTTGAGAGTGTCACCATCGATAACTCCAGTGATCTGAACATCAGTTGAACACTGAGCGTACACCGTTAGAGAAGCGAAAAGCAAACAGAGCGTGATAAGTATTCGTTTCATTTTGTGGATTCCTTTTTACTTGAATAAGAGCATATTTTAAGTCTGTGATACATAGCCCTTTGAACAATGGAGCAAGAATAAGATCGCGCCTCGGATAGGTTCGCATTTTTAAACAAATGATACCTAATAACCAGCAAAATGGTTTGATAAACACACCAATATAGCGAAACTGGGGGCTCGACCATCCTTCAATAAAGGTGACAGTTTTCTTTTTAATTAGAATGTACGAGTGTTCATACCTCATTGATATCGCCTCACATTTTCCTTATACCACTTGCCATTGATTTGATCGTTATAGTAACGGTCATCATACAGTACCTTTCTCAAGAACTGTTCTTCGATTTCCTTCCAGTTTGTCATACCGAGGCTGGTACAGAGATGGAGAACCTCTCTCCTAAAACGGGCAGGAGTCACCTTACCCATCGCTTTGATTTCGGGATGGCTGCTGTAATACTTCTTCCAATCTGACTCTACTCGTTGTCTGCGTGATTTTCCTTTGACTTTGCGCATGTTCCAGATGTGCTTCTTACCCACGTAGAGCCTACCATTCTCAGTGTCCGTCAGAAGATAGACGAACCCGAAGTAAGGAGCGAGCATCTCGCTGGTCACTTCTTGTCCCTGATATATCCACGGATTGGAGTAGTCAGCCATCAATAGATCACGATAGTTGTAGTGTCAGTCGCAGTCTTCCATAGCTTAAATGATAGAGTGACCGATATCTCTACAATTGCGTTGTTGGCAGAATAACTGTACGGCACCTCTGCGATTGCTAAGGGCCAAGCAGCGTATAGCTTAACGCCATAGGTTCTGTTGCCTGATCTGTCCAATTGCCACATTTCGACATCTTGAGTGTATTCATCAAAGAAGTTCAAGCTGTTATCGTTAAGGTTAACAACCGCCGTCTGCCAAATATCGAAGAAATGTCTTTGTCGCAGTTTCGCGGCTCCGTAAAACGAAAATGTGACTGGATCATACTGCTGGCTATACGGGACATTGAACGGCGCGCTATGCTGGGTTAAAGGATAAGTCATCAGTGTTCTGGCGGGCATGGTAGCAGTATGGCAACTGATATTAACGGCTCCATCTCTGTTGAGTGAGTCACCTAAGGAACGAATCTGCCCAGTTCCGCTCTCAGTGTTCATCCAACTTCCTGTTTCACCAACACCTGGAGGAACCATAAATGAGACGGAATAACGATTCTGTCTCGCAAAACCTAGCGGGAAAAGCCCTAGGTATTCTGATACGTTCTTTACTTCTGACATTGCGTTTCTCCTAGTAAGGCGAGCTCTTCTGAAACTGCTGGGTGGGCAGAACTGCGACTTTATCCCACGACTCGCTATCGACCTTAACCAAGCGCGACCTTAGGTGTGACTTTAGATACCTATGGATACAAGGTTTGAACAAGTCAGTGTGGGCGGCGGCTTTGAGTACAGAGTATGAAATGCTCATATACTGCCTAGTCGTCTTCTTAGCCTTGTTTTTCTGCAAGAACGAGAGCAGCTTCAAACGCTCCGCCGATGGAAGATAGTGGAGGTTGAGACCAATGAACGAGTCAGAGTCTATTCCGAAGGGAATCACTAATGGAAACTTGTCCCAGTACGGTAGTTTGTCTTTATATTTTGGCGAGTATACAAAAAAGAAGAGACCACCAATAAATGGGTCTTTAACTGGATTGAATGTGTTGTATTTGAAGTCAGTTGATGCCTTCTTGATCTCCTTGAAAAACCAACTTATTCCTGCTCTGCTCTCTTTTGATCTTGGTGACCTTGCCATGTATCATTCCTATCTTTGTTGTATACCTAACGAATACTCGTCCATCAAGACAAACTCAAACCCCGTCCTAGCGGCATACTCTCTTGCCGCCGCCCACTTGTCTTGATTTCTCTTCCACGTTATAGTTTCTTCTCTGAGTGTATCTCGCTTCCTGCTCTTGGGTGGTAGTATCTGTGATCTGGGTTTGATCTCTATCAATAGTCGTTTATCTTGTCCATTCTTGTCTTTAACCAGTACCCAGAAATCTGGGTAGTATCTCCTAACTTTCCCGTCAATAGTGCTGTAATACGGAATAGCCTTTATTTCAGACCCCCACTTCAGCACGTTCGGGTTGGTATCACACCAACAGGCGAATTTTGATTCCCAACTGCTTCTCATCACTATGCTACGAATTTCACCCACGTATTTCTGCGGATTGCTGGGTACAAATCTCACAGGTTCTGGATATCTTTTCATCACGTCTCCCGTATAAGTATAACGATACTTATTCCAGTTTGAGGACAATTAGATGCCAAATGAAGTATACTACCCACAACTCCTAACAAACAAAGAGGCGTTTCCTGCGAATATTATGTTCACTTTCTATGAGCGTTCTAGTACCACGTCTAGCTCTGCTCAAGATATCGTACACCTTTACATGCCAGAGAACTTTGGACAGCCAAGCACTGCATCATGGGACCATTCGTTCAGTGGAGGTCAAGCAGTCTTAGGTGCCCTGGGTGCTGGGGCAACAGCAGCCGCAGATTTGGCGAGTAGGATATCAGGTGGGAGAACGAAGGGCGTTACTGACTGGATAGCTTCATCTATGGGTGCATTGGGCAAGTACACTGCACCTGCCTCTGACTTAGCGCAACTTAAAGCTGGTATGACTCTAAACCCGTATATCACTCAGATGTTCAGGGGGGTTGATCTCAGGAACTTCCAATTCACGTTCCGTCTAACTCCGTTTTCGGAAGGCGACTGCGATACAATCTACAACATCATCAAGATCTTTAAGAATTGCGTATAGTCTCCTTGTTCCCGCTTGTTGATTTTTGTACCTGCATGATAGCCGGTTAACCAAATAGATCAAATGGTCAGTTAGGTTGTTCCTGACTAATTGCGTTCCGATTGCCCGATTGACTATGTATTGGGTGGTAGTGTTCGTTTATACTGAATAACAGGAGTTCCGGATAAGACTCTTCTCAATCCTTACCTTCATTTAGTTTTAAGTACAATGAGTAATAGTATCCCTTGGCTTTGAGTAGTTCGTCGTGTGTGCCATCCTCGATGACCTTTCCTTCT